ATTTTTTTAATTTTTGGTGACATTATTTTGTTAACCCCTTGTACTTTTCAAAACTGCGAAGTCCGCCAAGCCCGAGCATTCCCATTAAGACAGTCATCAAACTTCCCATGTCAAATGTTGGAAGTTCTGGTATTGCAATAGCTAGATAAGCACACACAAATAAAGTAACGGGTGCTAAGACAAAATGCCAACAAAGAGCAATTCCACAGGTCCAGCCAATAAATGGCCGCCAACCGCTTACGAAAATAGATTTGTGTTGTGCTTCTGCCTTGTTAATTTCTATTTGACCTTTGGCAAGTTCTTGTGCATGACTTTCTGCCATAGTAGCAACTTCATGTGCTAACTTGTTTTTCATATCTTTATCTTCTATGAATTTTCCAAGAAGATTTGATACTGGTCCTATTAACGCTGTGAGCATTGACATACCTTTTTTACAAATTTGTTGTCAATCCAAACTTTACCATAGTATAAAACGAAAAGCCATGCCGTAAACAAAACTCCTTCTAAATATGATAAATTGTTCCACGCTTCCATAATAAAATTATCCATCTAATTCCACCTTTTTGTAATCACCCTCAATAAACGCATGTGGGTATTCTTTTTTAATAGATTCTAGTCTTGCTACAATTTCATCACGACTAAGTTTATCTAGCTGATGTATATGATTCTGTTCCCTACGGTCAATAGTTAAACCACCCAAGGCACTCCTAATCTTTTCCGCATTAATGCTTGCAGAAAATTGACCTTCTTCTTCCGCTCTAAGTGATAACTCAGACAATCTCTTCAACTGCCCTAATAAAGTTACACCATACTTTCTTTCTTTTTCATCTCGTTTTTCTTTAACAAGTTCTGTAACTAAAGGAAAGTCTCTTCCGTTTAAAAGTTTTGAAGCATGAAACTTTGCTGAGTCTTCTGCGTACCCCGCTTTGACAGCACACTCTTTTGCAGAGTAAATACCATCAACGTAATGTTTTACAAATTCTCTTTGTCTCGCTGTTAGTTTGGCTTTCTTATCTGCCTTATCCTCAACCATTTACTTCCTATTCATCCACGCAGTTGTTCCCATATAAGCACCGACTATACCAGCACCACTTAAATAGAACAAATTACTAATATCACTCAATGCATTTATTCTTTCTACACTCATAAACGGCATGAACATCATAACGGTAAACAAGCCCATAGCCATCAAAGTGTATCTCGCCATTTGCAATTGTGCAAGTTGTTTCCTGAGTTGGTACTCAGTCTCCTTCATCATCTTAGCGTTTTCTAATTCTTCATCTGTTACGATTCCATCACCATCAAGATCGTAATCATTATATTTGCTATCGTTCTGTAGTTTCTTTCTCATTTTGCTATACTTCTTAAACTTTCCATTACCGAATCAATTGAGGGAATTTTTGAGTTCTTATTCACCACACAACGATACTGCTTTGGGCATCCCACCCTAATATCAGCAAATTCTAACTCATAAGTTTTTTGAGCTCCAACGTAAATGCAAGCCATCTTATCTTTAAACACTTTCCTCGTTTTTAAACGGCAAGTGGTGTAGACGGGCTCAATTATTTTTCCTTGCCATATCTTTTGCTGTTTAGTGTAATCTTTTGCTTCGGCTCTCTTAATCCAAATAGAAGTCAACACTGTAAAGAAACCAATTATAACTAAAAACAAAAGAAACCAACCGATTACTTCTGCAATTTGTTTTCTCAACGCTTGCTGCTTATATATGGTTCGTTGACGCTCTTTCCTGATTTCACCTTCCATCTGAAGAAGTTCATCATAAGCGTTAGGTCCTATAGTTAAATTTAAAAACATCTTTAACTCATAGCGTTGTTCTTCTAATTTTTTCTTAGCCGAATAAGCCTGTAGTGCTGTGGCTTCAATGCTTCCTGCACCAAAGACTTTACCAAATATTCCTGGATTCTTTGCTTGTTTTTCAGCGTTATCTATATCTGATGAGGCTCCCATCCACCTAGTTAAGTCACCAGACATTTGTTCTAAATCACGACCAACAGCAAACCCACTCTTAATTGCAGAGAATGCTTTGCTTGCAACACCTACGGCTATTGATATAGTTACTGGATCCATATCCAGATTATATCACACTTTATTTAGGTTTGTTAGCCCTTGCCTTAGAAGCAGCATTCGTATTTATACGATACACATTCACATCGTTTCTATCGTCAGCAATGCTCTCTTGTAACTTCTGTCGTTCTTGAGCCAATTCATAAGTTTGCTGTATCTTAGCTCCGTCAACTTGAAAGTTCATTTGATCATTCATTGTTTTACGTTGCAATTCAGCTGTATCATTCTCTAACTCTTTCTTCCTTATCTCAACTAAAGGATCTTCTGGAGTTTGTGGTGCTAGTTGCGGTAATAACTCATTTAAAATCTCACCAATTTGTTGAGCTATTGCAGCTTCTATTGCAGCTGGATCTATCTCTGGCACAGGTTCACCTTGCATCTCAGCTTCTTGTGAAGCTTTTTCAAAAAATGTGGTTACTTGATCACGAGCCATTAAACCAACGTGTTCTTGCACATGAGACTGTAACATAATAAAACCTTGTGGATTTGCCTGTGAAGCAGGACTCGCCAAGAAAGGAATATGAGCTCTAACGTGTGCTTCATGATCTTGTTCCGGAAACGGTTGTAAAGGCATACCTTTTAAGGCATTCCCGTTTTCCGTAGCAGGATCCGTGGGCTGTGGTTGTGGCTTTTGTGGTAAAATTGCATCAATATTCTTTATATCCAACGCATCATACATTCTTCTATACGCTTCATGGATGTTATGAATCTCTGGTGCTGCTTGTGCAAGCTGTAATTGCGTTTGTGCAAGCGATAATCGTTGTGCCATAGAGAAAATATTAGGGTCTGATACCGGAAGTATGTCCACACGACCATCAAAATCCTTCTGCATAGTCTCTGGAGGCACATTTCCAACGAAATAAGGGTATGGAACCGGATTTTCACTAAAAATCTCACCTAACATACGAAATTCTTGCTTTTGAGCGTAATGTAAACGCTTATGTATAGCAGAAATGATCTTAGAACCCTGTTCAATCAACGCAACAGTCGTTCCAACTGGTGCTTGAGAGTTCATATCAGCTATTTTTGCATCAGCAACCTGTGCAAAACGTCTACCGGAGTCAACAACCACACCCAAAAGTTGGGCTAATGTAGCTGATGGCTCTTTGTATGGGAGGGGTATAATAGAATTCTTGAGGTCTCCACCCGGTACATCGATATCCCTAAACTCACCAGGATTAAGAGGCTCATCATCATTACGAATGCGAACACCACGAGCCTTAAAACCAGCCGGAAGATTAGATAGCGTACCCGCATCAATCAACTGCCTTAAAATTGAAGTCGCAGCACGAGATAAGCCGCCGATTGTATGTAACAACCCAAAGCCATAAAAACCAAAGCCCGGAAGAAATTTGAAGTGTACAAAATGTTGCCTCTTTCTCTTTAATGTGTCTTCTTCTCTAAAGTTTCTAGAAATTGATAGCACATTTCCAGAGCTTTGATCAATGGTGACAATATAAGGGAGCATAATCCCTGAAGGATTGCCCTCCATATCCATATCTTCAAAGCCTTCCAAATCCAAGTCAATGTGGCATTCCAATAAGGTATAAGAGTCATCAGAATAGTTCGGACGTAGTCCCAACAACTCATCAGCACGTTCTTGAATAGAACCTTCGTCTTCGTCATAACCTCCTTCAGATAATTCAACATCTCTGTATACTCCTGCTACTTGTAGTTTGCGTATATCATTATACGTCATTCTAACAACGTGTGTCACCCTCTCTGCTGTTCTTAAATCAGAAGCCGAGTATGGAACAACCATATCCTCGGCAGGTACAAACTTAGAAACTGCCCTTTGCTTAGTCTCGTCAAAGTATACTTTTTTAAAGGTGGAACCAGTTAAGGGCAGATAGAATAACATCTGATCAGTGTCGGGATCGTACTCCTCCATGATCTCTGTAATTTGGTAATTCATAAAATCTTCAACACGCTGGGCTTGTGACTCAGTTTCCTTGGTCGGTGTTCCAAGAACCGCTGTCTTAACAGGCCCACCACTTGGTAACATCTCTTTATAACTCTGTGCTTGAAACTGCGTAACCGCTTCTGATAGTAAAGGGTGCGTTACACCACTGGCCCCTAAGAAAGGTTCACTTCGATCTTCGTAATTAATACCAAGTAACCCTAATCCCTTTGCAATAGCTTCTTCCCAATCTTCCCTAGACTCAACGTCCTCACGAAATTTTGATTGTATCTCAGATGATAGTTCTCCAAGAACCGAATCATCAAGAACCTCTGCAAGATTGGCTCCATGGTCATATTCTTCCGCCTCAACTTCTACATCCTCACCGTCCATCATCTCAATGCCTTCGGGCAATAATTCTTGTCCTTCTTCTACATCGACTTCTATTTGAGCACCATCGTCCATCATAGGTTGACCACCCGCTCCCATAGATGGTTCTATCATTCCTGCTATTTGTCTAGGTTCTATTGCCATTAGTATATCCTCGTTGTTCTTTTCTTGTTGGGTAACATTCTATCCGAAAATCTATTTGTAATTGTTTGGTACTTTTCTGCCCCGTTCACGTTCACCGAACCACCTAGGTTCCATTTTCCCTTGTCTCCAAAATCTTGAAAAGCTTTTCTTAGTTTATTTATATCAGGATCACCATTTTTTAATTTGAATTCTGGCATATCCGCTGTTGGTCGAGAACTATGTCTTTTTGCATATTCAACGTCTTTCATGTTTTTTGCCTCTCTTTGCTTGGCAACTAACTCATCCGTATTGACTTGTTCTTTTGCTTCTTGTCTGCCTCGTGCAAATATATTTTTTTCGTAATTTCTTCTTGCTCGGTCTGGTTTTATTTTTGTACCTTTATATGCAATATTTCTACCACGTTTATCTCCAAGGCTATCGGTAGGAAATAATCTTCTTGCTGCACCTTCTCCTGAATCACCAGATCTTATAATCTTTTGTAAGAGTTCTCCCTCAGACATATTTAATTTTGCGTCTTCAGATAAATCTTTTAATGCT